ATTTGTGCGTCTACATAAGCCTTAATAGACTGCTGCGAAGCAATACCTGTAGCACTGTTGGAAGACATATCATCTTCATCAAGGAATGCTTTACCGTCTAGTATGTTTAACTCTGCGGCAGTGCTTGTTACACCGTCAAGGATATTTAGTTCTGCTGTGGTGCTAGTTACACCGTCTAGGATATTTAGTTCTGCTGCGGTTGACGTTACTCCGTCCATAATGTTCAGTTCTGCTGTAGTAGCAGTTACCCCATCCATTATGTTTAGTTCAGCAGTAGTTGCTGTAACACCATCAAGAATGTTTAATTCTGCTGTGGTGCTAGTTACACCATCTAAAATGTTAAGCTCAGCAGTAGTGGACGTTACACCATCTAGGATATTTAGTTCAGCGGCAGTAGATGTAACTCCGTCCAGAATGTTTAACTCTGCTGCTGTACTGGTTACTGTAGTACCGTTGATAGACAGTGCATCAGTTTCCAACGTACCGTCAACATCTACGTCACCAGAGATGTCTAAAGAAGCTGCTACTGTTGTACCTGTAAGCGTAGGAGCAGTAAGTGTCTTATTAGTCAGCGTCTGAGAGCCTGTAAGGGTCGTTACAGTGCTGTCTATTGCTAGGGTTACTCCAGTGCCTGATGCAGTAGAATCAATCCCTGTGCCGCCTAGAATGCCCAGAGACTCACTATCTAAGTCAATGTCAATGCTGGAGGAACCGTCAGTAACATCTAAGTCCTGTGCAGTTACTTGGCTGTCAACGTATGCCTTAATTGACTGTTGAGTAGCCAGTTTAGTGGCACTATTGGAAGACATGTCATCTTCATCTTTAATGCCAGTTACAGTAGCTCCATCACCTGCAATGTTGATGCTGGTGTTTGCTACAATGGTTGTACCTACAATGCTGGAAGCACTGGCTGCACCAATGGTTGTACCGTCTACAGCACCACCGTTAATGTCCGCTGTGGGTATAGTTACTGTGCCAGTGAACGTAGGGCTAGCAATGTTTGCCTTAGTTGCTGACGAAGTTGCAATGTTATTAAACTCTGTATCAATCTCAGCGCCTTTGACAATCTTGTTAGCGTTGCCTGAAGGTAAGGAGTCCTTTGCTGCAAAGTTAGTTGTTTTTGTATAATCAGTCATTATATAAGTCTACCTATAACTGCTTCAGTATTTAGCTCTTGTATTGACAAGGCTCTCTGGTCTATTGTTGCTTCTATGCCTATGGTTGCTACTTTGCCTGACCCTGTTGCCTTTAGTCTAGCAACGTCAATAACAATCGTAGCACTATACTCTGATGTACTTACGTTGTACTCAGATATTCCGTACTCTGCGATAAGGCTTGTAGCAACAGTGAATGCTTGCTTACTGTAACCTTCCGTATAATCGTAAGCCCAGTTGCCTACTATCTCACTACCTGAGCCACCGATGACTGTAAAGCTAATCTCTTTAAGCATCTTAACTCTGGATGGGTCACCAAAGGCCAGTGGGTTAGTGAAGTATTTGAATGTGTATGTGTCAGTATCGTCCAAGTAGTCGCTGTACTTGTTTACGCCTACTGAGTTACCAAAGTACAGAGTACCGTCCTCTGCTCTTTCCGCACATAAAAGTGCGTTCCCTAGCCACGTAGTCGCCCTGTAGCTACCGTCCTCTAGTGTACCTCTCATGTCAAAGCAGTACACCTCAAGAGTAGTAGGTAAGAACAACAGATAGAAGGCTTCCTCTGGGCTGTAGACTGACTTAATGTTACCTGTCTGTGTGTTTACAGCCAGCATCATAGTGTCACGTACATTCTTGGATACGTTGCCAAT